CAATACCGGCATGACATCGCTCCTTCAAGCAGTTTCTAGATGTGCCGGTCAAACACGCTAGAAACGTAAATTACAAGTTCAGTCTAACCAATCCTGATCGTAAATGCTGCCGCCATACAGCGACAGAATCTCGTGCGCGTACTTCAACTTGTCGGGAATTCGCTGTCCTTTCGGATTTCTAGAACTCCACAACTCCAAATTATCCTCACGATTGTCTGCACGGTTACCGTTTTTATGGTGAACCGTTTCCTCCGGTAAAAGCGGACGCCCGATCATCTCTGCCATGATGAGCCGATGCTCGCATTCATGCTTGACGCCCCGTTTACCGGAGCTCACGAGCACATACCCATTCTTGTCTAAATATTTTCCGGTACCGAAATTCGTGTTGGCAGATCCACGCTGATGTTTTGCGCGATGAAATGGGCTAACTTTGGCTGCAGCACTGACTTTGGCGCCAAACTCTAATGGGCGCTTCGTTCCTTTTGGCACCGTAGGTTCCTGCAAAGCACGTTTCTCGCGAATCTTCGCGCGATATTCTTCATGCTTGGCTGGATCAAGTGGCAGCATGTCAGTTCGCTTTGCCCGCTCCGAGGCCGGGCACCTTGCCACTCGCAATCTCGTTCCAGGCCTCGAACGCCTGGCCCATCGCAATCTTATCGAGCGCCGCCTTGTTGCCCAGGCCCTTCCCCCAGACGTCCTTCTCCGGCATGTCGTAGGTGGGCGGGGCGAAGGTGGCCGGCGTCGGCGTCGCGCTCTGACGGGACGCTAAGTACACGCGCGCCGCCGCGTCGTGCGTCCAATTCACTTCCTTGTCCTCGACCATGAGTGCCTCGACGCCCTCGACATCGGCGTCGGAGAGTTTGTACTTGGCCTTGATCGATGCGCGGCGCTCTTTGACGTTATCGCGCGCGTCGCGTTCCATCATGGCGCGTTCGAGCTTCTGGCGCTCCTCGCGCTCGGTCGCAATCTCGGCGCGCACTGACTGCTTCGCGTCGTATTCCGGGATCGACAGATCGGGGCGCGCCTTCTTGACGAGACCCTGCCACGCTTCGCGCAGAGCGGGGTCCTTGGCCATCGCGCTCACGAGCTCGGCGGCCGGCTGCGCGGACTTGGCGTAGGCCAAGAGTTCGTCGACGGTCAGGTCTTCGAGGGTTTTGGCCATGGCCTAACTTCGGCCGCCCATGGGCTTGGAAATCGTCAGCGGATTCTTCTGCGCAATGCGCGCCGGCTTGTCGAGGCCACCGTGTTCGGCGTAGCGCGGCGGATTGATGATCTGGCCGTTATCCTTGGACGGATCGGTCGGCTTGCGCAGGCCAGCGGTTGAAGGTTCGAGATAACGAGCGGCCATGTTTCAGTTCCTCTTCAAGCGGACGGCGCCGGCTGCTGTTTCGCCTGGGCCATCTGTTTCATGATCTGTTGCTGCACCGCCGTTCCACCGCCCATTTGCGGCAAGCGACGCACCATTTGCAATATTTCGGCGGGTACAAGGTCCGAAGTGTCCTTCTTTCCGATCATCGAAGCAAGGATATTCAAGGCCTTGATGATTTTCGAGCCTTCGGGCGACTCACTGCCGTAGGCGGGAAGCGCCTCTTCGAGCATGTTCACGGCGATGTGCACGTTGGTCTGAGCGGCGGCTTTGACCCCGCGCTTATCCTGAGGCGTCGACATGGGCGCGGCGGCCGGCGACTGGCCGGGAGGTGCGCCACCGGGACCTTGAGCGGCGGCTGCGCCAGGTCCACCCGGGCCAGGCATCGCGGAGGGCGGTTGAGCACCACCGCCGGGAGGCGGTGCGCCGCCGCCCCCGCCTCCCTGCATCATGCGCTGCATGAGTTCCGGGGGTACAGCCATCAGACGCTTCGCGGAGTGCGCTTGCCGCGGCGCGGCTTTTTGTAGCCCCGGTTATTTCGTCCGATTTCCAACATCGCGACCTACTTCCGCTTGTGACGGCGCTTGTGACGAGCCATTTCGCATCTCCTATTCAGAGCGGCCACTTTTACGATGGAGCAGCCATACCATCAGTCAAATCGAACTCTACGCCAAAAAATCTAGCTGCGTGCGCTTTTGCTGCGCGAGCTCTTGGCGCGCGCCATGCGGACCTTGAACTTGCCGCGCGGCGATTGGTTGAAATCGCGCTTGTACGCGTGGCCCGGCTGGTGGGAGCCTTCGCCGCTCGTCTTGCGGCCGATGCGTGGTAGACCTTCCATCAGTGTTTGCCCTTTTTCGGTTTGGCGGGCGCGCCGCCATGTTCCAGTTCCATTTTCTTCGCCTCGAGCTCCTGCTTTTCCAACTTCTTCAAGCGCTCTTTCAGGTCTTGCAGGTTCGGCGGATCAAACATATCAAGAAGCGTTTCGCGGTCGATCGCGTGGGCTTCGAGCAAAGTGATCGCATCGTGCTTTCGATCCTCGACAAAGATCGGGCTCGAGCTGTGCGCGTCGACCTTGACTTCATAATCCCTTGTGAACTGTTCGGCGGTAAAAGTCAACTCGTGCATCCCATCCGGCGTCTGGATTTGCGCCTGAAAGCGCTGCTCGGAGTGATCTTGCACCAGCCGCAGGATTTGCCCGGCGACCTCTTCGGCGGACTCTTCGACCGCGATGGCGCGCTCTTTCGGCCGGCTGCTCCCTAAGCGCGCCATCAGGTCCGCCTGGCCGCGCGAGCGCACGCCGGCCTCACCCTTACCCTGCAGCACGTGGCCTAAGCCCGCGGTGTCGTCGAACATCGCATCGATCTGTGAGAGTTCCGCGAAGATATCGGATGGCATGGTCGGCGCGTGCGTCGTCACTTTCGCGTTGGGCGTGGGAAATGACACCCGGCCGCCGGCGGCACGCAGGGCGGAGAGCTTCTCCTCGGCGATCCCCACGCCGCCCGTGATTGACATCGGCGGATCGGCTTGCTTAGAGAGGATCTGGCGAATCTGGATGGTGCGATCGGTGCGCCAGTCCTGCAGCCAGGTCAGTCTCGCGACGAACGAGTCGCCCCAAAAATAATCGTAGAGGTTCAGCGCCGGCCGGATCACCGAGAACGGCGCGATGCCTTTGACATGGCCCAACCAGTTGGACGGCCGATCGTAGATCGTCACGTCGGGGGCGGCGCGCGTGACGACCTGATAGTCCTCGCTGTCATCATCCCAGACGTACAGGTCACACATATCGATCAGTTCGACTTCGATCTTGGGGGCGTAATCGTATTGCGGGCCGCGGCCACCACCGCCGGTACCGCCATCGATGCCGGACATCTGGCCGGGAAGCGCGATCGATCCCGGGATGCCGCCCACCGGGGAGCCGACGATCAGGCGCGAGAGCCCTGATGACATCGGCGGCAGCTGCTCGCTCATCGAGCGGCCGACGCGGCTCAAAATCGAGGTCTTACGCGGGTTGCCGGCGAGACTCGCCTCGAGCTGGGACTTGGTGATCGTGTAGTGGTGCGTGAACGCCTCCTGGTCGGCGAGATCAATGATGTCCTCGCGTAAGACCCCGAACTGGTGCGGCTCGACCAAGTAGCTGCGGACGCGGTTTTCCTTCCACAGCGTCTTCATCAGCATCACGCCGAACACGTTCGACCAGCGAATGCCAATGCCGAACATGATGTGCGTCTTGCTCACCCGCCATTGCTCGGTGACCTCGCGCGAGAGCGGCACGGACTTGGCGATGTCATCGACCGGCGCCTCGGTGCCCAAGTGCAGACTGAAGCGCAGCGTGTCCGGCGAGTAGATGAAGCTCGAGAGTGTGTCGACGGTCGAGCCGATCTTGTTGTACGGTGCGCCGCGCGCGTCCGCCGAGCCGAACAGGTAATAGTTGCGCAGCGTCTGATAGACGGTGAAGCGATCGGCGCGGCTCGCGGTGCACTGTCGCACCAACTCCTGACAGAGCCGATTGCGTTCGACGAGGTCGCTTGGGAGTTTCACACCGTGAGCGCTTGGGCTTGCGCTTTCGCGCCCGCATCGCCCTTGTGCGCGGAGACCTCATGCGCCTGGGGCAGCCGGCGGCGCGTGATGCCGGCGATGGTCGCGGCCTCGCGCATGCCGTTGTTGTGTTTCAGGATCACTTCGCCGCCCGCGCCCGTCAGGGGCTTCGCCGCGATCTGTGTCAACTCCGAGAAACTGTGCCCCAGCACTTTCTTCGACTCATCGCCCCACAAGACTTTGGTGCCAATCGTGGGATCCGCGCGGCCCTCGAACGAGGTATCGCCGGCCTTGGCCGATTTCCAATCCGAAGCACCATACATGTCGGCGGACTTGCGCATGCCGGCATCGAAGCGCTTGCGAAAATCGGTGCCGATGCCCACGGGCGTGCGAAATTCCTGGTTCACGTGCTCCGAATCGCAGCCGTAGGAGGGGCAGATCGGGTGCGTCCCGTCGAACTCGCCGTGCTCGAGACAACTCCATTCGCGCATCACGGCCAAGTTATATCCCCTTCAAGCGTGGTCCCAAGGTCGTCATGTCGATGCGCATCCCGATCACCCGCGCATGGGCTTGCGGCCGCGGCGCGGCATCCACTTGCGCCAGTGTTTGATCTGTTCGGCCGATAATTTGCCACTCACCGCCCACCTGTGCCTTGACCAGTTGCCCGGCCTCGTACGCCTTGAAGAACCGGGACCACTCTCGCTGCCAGCGCTCCGGCATCGGCGCAGCCTTACTTGGCGGCGGCCGGTCGCGCAAGCGGTGCTGCATGCGGGTCATGGTCGGAAACCACAGGAACACCTGGTTCTCCGTGGCGCCAATATACCGCGTTATGTCGCGCAGGCGCAAAATGGCATTGTGGGGGTTGTCCGGGGGTAATTCGCGGCGCAGGTGCGCCTCGCCCTCGCGCACCTGGCTCAAGCGTCGGGAGATCTCGGCGAGCGATAGGACATCAGGTGAGTCCACGGACGTGGATTCCGTTTTTGGTCAGGTAGTTGATCACCGATTTCTCGACCGGCGAGAAGGCCTTCGCCTCCTCGGCGCTGCGATTCTCGCGCGCCCAGGTGCGCTGGTTCGCCTGCATCTCCAGCATGATCCAGTCATTCCAGGCCACCGTGGCGATCGCCAATGCGATCACGCGGTCATCCTTCGCCCGGCCCTCGCCGCCGATCTGGTCACCGTTGCGATGGATATTCCTGAACTGCGTCAGGCACGCGGGCGAGTTCAGTTCGATGATCTCGCGCTCGAAGTAGCTGCGCAAGGTCGACATCATGCGGATTTTCTCGCGCGGGTTCGTCTGCCACTGATACGCAAAGTTACCGTGAATGCTGTCTTGCTTTTTCCAGAGGTAATCACGTATCCGGCCAATAACGTCGAAGGCTCCAGCGCGAGGATCGCCTGGAGGGAGCGAAGCTGCTTGGCGTTTAAGATTGAGTAATTCATTGAACACCGCGGCGCCGGGCCCCTGCATCTCTAAGTTCAGCATGCAGTCGCCGTACCAGCCGCACAAGTGCGCGATGGCCCAGGCGAACTGTTGATCCGTCCAGTGGGGCGTGCCGAGCTCGGCCACCTGCACGATTTTATCGGCATAGCAGCGCAGCATGCACGCGGCGAACTCATCCGCCCACTCGGAGGAGCCGTAGGCCGGATCGCAGCCCAAGGCATAGGAGCCGGCGCGATCGCCCGCTTTGGCGGCAAGCACCGGGGTCTCCCAGATCGTGACCTCCGCGTTCTCCTCGGTTGTCTCGACGAACTGCGTGTCCTCGAAATTGAGGCCAAAGATATACCGGAAGTACAGGCACGGCTCTTTCAGCGCACGTTGATACGCGATGTTGACGCGCTCGGCGGAGAAGAACTTCGAGCCGGATAGCTGAAACGCGTATTCCTCGGTCGGCGGCATCTCCTGAAGAGCCAACATCTCATCGCCCTTCATCTGCTCGGCAACGTACCAGCGCCACCAGGCGATTTGTTCCGGCGCGATCTCGACGCTGTAGCGCTCGTAAATCTCGCCGATCCACACGCGTTCGTCGCCCGTGGGGCTGCCGTCCCAATAGGTTTTGAACTCAGTCGACTCCGCCGGCCACGAATACAGTTCGTTGCGCCACCAGCCCACGAAGATGAATTTCTGCGTGTGGCTTTTCTTCGCAACCTCGCACGTCTGATAGAACATGTTGTAGCCGCGCGCGGTCGACTCATACACGTACAGGCGATTCGGATTCTTCTGCGCGAGCGTGTTGGTCAACGACAGGAACCCTTCCTCATCGCCCCAGCTCGAGCACTCCGTTGCCAACAGGAAGTTCACGTCCTTGGCCCGCCCCAGGCCGCCCGACTTCTTGGTGCCGGCCACCATGTACATGGCTCTTGAACGATTCTTCAATAAGAGCTGCGTGCGGTTGTGCCGCCCGATCGGCGCCTTCAAATGCTTCGGCAGCGATTGGATGTACTGGTCGACGTAGGAGCGGAACAACTCGCGGTTCTCGTCCGTGTCGGTGACCATCGCGCCCTTCAACCCTTTGTGCTTGAAAAGCCAATAGATGATCAGCGCGAGCAGCACCGTCGAGATGCCCAACTGGCGGCCCTTCAAGATCACGAAGGTGTGGATGCCTTCGGCAATCCCCGCGGCAATCTCCTGCACCACATAGCGCTGCGTGCCTAAGAAGGTCAGCGGCATCTGCCCGAATTCCTTCGAATCGATTTTAAGCTCGCCGCAAAAGCGCTCGAAGCGCACCGGATCGAATTCGCGCCGCTCCGCCTCGGTCAGGACCGGGCGGATGATGAGGTCGGTCACTTGAGCCGCGTGTGCTCGAACTTATCGACGATGTCGGAGGCAATGAACTTGCCCACGCTCGAGGCGCCGATCGCCGCCTCGTACACCTGTTGCGGCACCTCGTGGTAGGCGTACACGTGGCCTGAGCGAAACTCCACCTCCATCGTGCCGCTCGTGCCCGAACCATCGGTCGCCGCTTCCCAGCCGATGCCGGCGATATTCGAGGAGGAGACTGGGCGGCGGATCATATGCCGCTCCCTTCGGTCACCGGGTAAAGGTCGCCTAACCGCGCCGCTCCGTCCCAACCGTGATTGTCCGACTGCCAGTCAAGCCAACTCTGCGGCGCGGGCCACGGCCAACTCATCGTTTTCCGCGCGTAATTGCGTATCACTTTTCGGAGTATCTCGCGCCGTAAATCATCAGGACACCAACTTGCCATCACTGCCGCCTCGGCACGAAGTTAGCCGGCACCGAGCCCAACGCCACCGCGGGCTCCGACTGAATCCGCTGCGCCGCCTGATTCTGAAAGACCTGCATGCGGATCTGCCGCTCGATGTGCCGCTTGGTGGGCGCGTTCAACTCAGAGTCTTCGGGGAGCGACTTCATGAGGCCGCGCTCCTGCGCCTGGGCGAGCAGCTCGGTCGCGAGATCGAGCGCCAGTGTCGCGGTCTCCCGCGGGGCGCCGTCGAAGATCGCATCGCCCGACGCTTTCAAGAAATCCACCGCGAGTTTCACCCGCAGGTCGAGTTGCACGCCGTTCGCGAACGAGCCCAGCACGTCGCCAAAATAGATATCGGTCATGAATTCGCTCGTCCGTGGGTAGTTGAAAGGATCAGTTCAGCGCATCGCCAAGCGGTGCACGTGACGCGGGCTTGCGTTTCGGCGCAGCGGCGGTCCGCGGCTCGAAATCGAAGTACAACTGGCCCGACGATTCCATCAGCACGCGGGCCTGGCGCACCTCCGGACTCGCCTCCCCGTGGCGCTGCGCGACCTCATCGAACCAGCCGAATTGGTGGTCGTGCTTGCGCAGACCAAGCTTCGGGCGCCCCAGTGCATCGGATAGCGGCGCATCGCCATTCTCCTCATCAACCTTGCGCGTCAAATGCGTGAGCTCATGGTCCACTAAGGCGTCGCGCTGGCGCTGCGAAAGGGCAAGCCACGCCACCCGCTCCACCACAATCACCGCATCAGCAACCCCCAAGGTTCGGTCCTTCAAGGGCGTGATACGCACGACCGCGGCGGCCGGATAGCCTGCGTGAGTCAGCACCGCCTTGCTCGATTCTTCGTCGTCGTAGACGAACAGCGCCGAGACGGTGACGTCCATCAGCTCCCCGTGGTGGGCCGCCTGGATTTTCTCGATGCAACCGTCGACGTCCGGCGCGTGCGAATAGGTCTTCATGTGAGTCTCCGTTGGGGTTTCAGGTCCATCACGCCACCCTCCAAATTCGTGTCCACCCGGGCCGCATGGCGCGCACCTTGAAGCGCAGCGCCTGATTCCCCCGCTGGCGCACCCGCCAGATGAATTGCGTCGTCGCCTTCAATGACCGGTTCACATCGAGCGCCTGGCCGCCCGGCTGCATCGCCAGCAACGCGTCGCCCAATGCCGCGTTGCGGCCAGGACGACCACGCGGTGCGGGCCCCGGTAGCGGCGCATCGACGTACTCGATGAGGATGGCGGTTGGACAGGTCGCGAGCGGCATCTACTCGTTATACGCCATGTTAGGGAAAAGTAAAATATTTTAGGGGTGGAGCGTGGGGGTCACCCCTCTAGACATCGCTGGACCCAAGGAATCCCTTAGAAATCGCATCGCAACACGACATAACGTGACTTTACATAATGGCTATTATGCGAAGTACACGCGTAACCTATTGATTATAATAGACTTAGTGTCTCTGTCATAACGCAAACACCGTAAATCATAGGGTTTTTGCATTATGTCTCACTGGATTATGTCATGTTGCAGTGCGTATGTTACTGATCGGTACCACTAGCACACGAGTCTAGTGTTTCACGTGGAACACGGCTCTTCTGCACAATCTTCTGCACAAAGTACGCACAAAGTACGCACAAACTGCACAATTTACCCCCCTGCACCTGCGCACACTCTCTCTCCCCCTATGTATATAGGGGAGAGTGTGTGCAGTTTGTGCAGTGGCTGAGCGTGTGCGTGAGTTACAGGACGACCAAACCGAAGCGCGGGTTGCGGTTTGAGTACTTACCGACGACGCCGCGTTTCAGGCGTCCTTCGCCCATGAGCCGGTTCATGGCCTGGGTGAGCTCCTTGCGGGTGTGCTGTTGAGCGAAGCCTTTCGCCATAATCTGTTTTGGCAGATAATCGGGCGAGGTGGGGCCATCGGTGGCAAAGATCCCGACTTGGGTGAGCTTCATCAGCGCCTCGAGCACCACGCCGTCAGCGCGATCGAAACGGAACATTTCACTGACCGGGTTGCCGGAGTCGGTGATCTCCGGAATTAGGACACCATTGTCGAACTTGAGTTTTCGCCAATCCTTGGCGGTGTAGTTGGCTTTGCGCCGGGCGAGATACACCACATCGCTGTCAGCCGGCTCGTCCTCGGCGGTGATCTCCTGATCTGGCAACGTGGGGCCTACGTACCAGCGCATCCGCACGGCGTTCTCCCAGGCCGCGGCGCCGGCGAATTCTGAGCCGTGGGCGCGCGCGATGTGGCCAAGCATGACGGGCGCAAAGGGCCGGTCTCGCACCAGACCCGCCATGGCGTTGACGAAATAGGTCGCCTGATGGGCATCGTTCGCGTTGCCACCGAAGAGTTGCGCGAGATTATCCAGCACCAACACTTCGGCCTTCAAATCGTTGACTTGTTCGCGCAGTTGCTCGAGCAGCGGCGTGAACACTGGCTTCCCAAAGGCGACATCCAACAGCGTGTTCTCGAGTCCCTGCCGCGGCACAATGCACAAATTACCCAAACTCTCCATCGACAGCGTGAAATAGCGATTGATCGCGAGCTGCTGCCGCCACACTTCGTCGCGCGTCTCCTCGCACAGCCACATCAGCACTTTTAAGGGTTTGCACTGGGCCTCGAGATAGGGGCGTCCGGTCGCTAACGAGGTCGCAATGGTTTGCCACAGTCGCGTCTTTCCCGCGCCACCTGGCCCCGACGTCAAGGTAGGCCACGGCCCTAACCAGTCCTGGATCCACCACGTGCGCGGCGGCGGCTCGCCCTCGAGGGTCGACCAGTCGAGCGGCGGCTCAAGCGGCGCGCGTTGCTTAGCTTCGGGCCCGCGCCAGTTCGCTTGCCGTTCATTCGCGTACGCCTCGAGCGGCGGCAGCTCCCCGCCGGTGGCATCTTGTTCAAGCGTCGGCATAAAACCTCGCTCGCTCGGGCGTGCTGGTGCGCCACTCCCGCCATTCCAACTCCTTGATCCATTGAATGGCGCGGCCGATGCTCACCATGTCGGCGAGCTCGGGATCGTTGTGCAGCGTGAATAATTCCTCATCGTTCATGGCTGCGCCACGATGCGCCGCACCTGCTCGACCGACAGGCCGGTAAGCTCCGCAACGTGGGCGTCGGTCTGATGGCTTTGAATGAGCCGCTTTACCGCTTGGGCTTGCTCCTCCGTGTTGAGCAAATGGAAATAGCGCAAATGCGCGCCCGTGGGGGCCTTCTGGGCTCGGTACCGCTTCATGGCTACGGCCGATCCATCCAGCCCGGCTCCAACCCTAGGTTCTGCTCGATACTGCGCGCTAGCTTTTCACCCATGGCGCGCTTAGGATGATCGCCGCCCAACACCAGCAAAAAGTGGGGCGCCTTGCCGGTCCAACGGGCGAGCTCTTCCCACGAACCAGCCGTTTCTTTGCAAAAGTTCAGATTCTTGACCCGGGCGCGCTGCACCGCTTCCAGTGCTTTGTTAGCCGCCGCTCGATCGCGTTTGGTTCGCATATTGACTTTACCCTAAGTGGTCAGCGATGATAACAATATGACAGAGCCAAAAGCGAGCGGCGAAGCGCTGAAAGAATACGCCGACAAATTTCTGACCGCGCTTGCTCGCATTGCAGCAGCCATCGAAGGGAATCGAACCTATGATGCGGTGCGCGGCGCGCCTTCTCAGGATCCCCCTCCACCACCACCACCACCACCGATGATGCAGCCGACGGTGGCAGTGGCCGTTGACGTTACGCCAGCAACGGCGCACGCCATTACCTACGACCAAATCAGCGCCGCCGTGATGAAGTACTCCGACCGCTTCGGTCACGAGGCCGGCAAGGCGCTGGTCAAGCGATTCGGCGCGACCTACATCAAAATGATCAAGGTCGAGGACTACCCGGCGGTGCTGGCTGCGATCGAGGCGGGGCCGTGACGTTTCTGAGCGCGGCGGCGGTCTCGCGCTGGCTCGTCTGCGGCGGATCCGCGGCGCTCGAGGAGACCGAAGCGGCGCCGGCGGAGCGCATCTTGGAAGCGCTGCCGATCGTCGCCGAACGCAAGGCGGCCCTAGAGGCGCAGGGCGCCGCGGTGCAGGCAGCGCTGGGTGTCCGCGTCGATATCGGCATCATCACCGGTGAGCGCGGCGCCACAGCGATTATCCAAGGGCTCCTGATCGCTGAGTGGGAAGATCACAGCCGCGTGGAAGTGCACGGGCACGAGCTCGTCGAGGCCCAGCTGCTGACCCTGGCCGCCCTCATCAAGTACAGCCTGCTGCACAACTTCACCGAGACCAGCGTGGGCAGCGTCGAGGAGTTGTACGCGGTTGGCCAGCGGATGACCGAGGCGGCCGCTCTGGCGCTCTCGCTGCGCGGCGATGTGAGCGCGCTCTCGCACCTCACCGAGGGGCCGCAATGCAGCGCGTGCAGCGCCGCCTATCGCTGCCCACAACTCTCCAAGGGCGTGTTCGAGGATGTCTTCGGCGAGATCCAGGCGCCCGACGACGTGCACTTGCAGCCGGTGCTGCCGCGCGTGCGGGTGGGGCCGCCTGAGGATCTACCAGCGCTCATTGCCGCGGCGCTCGAACGTATCCCGATGATTGAGGACTGGTGCGCCTCGGTGCGCGATCACGCCGTGCTGTTGGGGCTCATTCCCCGAGCAGCCACCGTACCCCGTGTAAAACGACAACGCAAAAAGCGAAGAAAATACACCAAGCGAGCAAAGACGTCGCCACCGTAAGTCCGATAATTGTTCGCCGCCATGGGTGGAAATGGCGGCGGCTCATCGGCCGGCGATCCGCTGACGCACACTTTGCACGTGGTTCATGACGTCCTCGCGCGTGCGGACCGTGCGTACTGGGCTGCCGCGCCATTGAGCGATAAAGGTGCGCTGCGGCGGTGTGTAATCACCATCCTCAGTTTTGAACTCGACCAGCTCCGTCGCGCCCACCAACCCGACCACACAATCGGGGAAGCCAAAACCCAGCGCGTGAGTATCGACTGTCGTGCAGCCTAGGTCGCGGTAGAGCTTCATCAACTCGGCGGCGTTCTCATCAGGCGCGCCCAACGCGGAGCGGTATTTGTCGCGGGCGGCCATCACTTATTGCGCCGCACATAGACCACCAGCCGCTCAAGCCCCAGCGCTTTTAAAATCTTGTCGCCGGGCTTCTTGCGATCATTCAGCACGTCAGACAGGTATTGCGGGCTGATCTTAAGCTCGCGCGCAACTTCCGCGTTGGAACTGCCCTCTACCCGCTCTCGTAATTCGCTGATTGGATTCGCCATAGTGCACACGCTATCACATAAAATATCGAACGTACACAAAATAGAGTTGACAGACGCTGATTTGCGTATTACGGTGGCAACATGAATCATCCGCACCGAACCCGCCTCGATTACCTCATCGCCCGGTTGAAGGCCAACGCCGGTAACCGCGATGTGCTCATCGCAGAAATCGTCAAAGCCTATAATTCACGCCCTGCGCGGCGTGCGAGCGATGCCCGCGTCAAGGGCTGGCATTATGTTGAACCAATTTATTAAACCAAGGTAAGGAGTCTCTGATGAGTGAAAAAGTTGTAAGTGGGCCCTGGGTTATCGGGCAAAACTATCTGATTCGCACGGTCACGATGATCGACACGGGCCGCGTGACCGCGGTGTATGAGCATGAGATCGTGCTTGAGGATGCTGCGTGGATCGCCGATACCGGCCGGTTTCAGGATGCGCTCAAGATGTGCGAGTTTTCTGAGGTCGAGATGTTTCCGGTGGGCCCCGTTATTCTGGGCCGGGGGTCCATCATCGATGCGGTACCCATCACCACACTGCCCGCGAAGCAAAAATAGGGTCGCCATGAACGCCTGCGTGGCCTTTGCAGGATGGTCGTGGTCGTGGTCGTGGTCGTGGTCGTGGTCGCGGTCGTGGTCGTGGTCGTGGTCGTGGTCGCGGTCGTGGTCGGGGTCGCGGTCGTGGTCGGGGTGGTCGCGGTCGTGGTCGCGGTCGCGGTCGTGGTCGCGGTCGCCATGAACGCCTGCGTGGCCTTTGCAGGATGGTCGTGGTCGCGGTCGCGGTCGGGGTCGCGGTCGTGGTCGTGGTCGTGGTCGTGGTCGTGGTCGCGGTCGTGGTCGCGGTCGCGGTCGTGGTCGCGGTCGGGGTCGCGGTCGTGGTCGGGGTGGTCGCGGTCGTGGTCGCGGTCGCGGTCGGGGTCGCGGTCGCCATGAACGCCTGCGTGGCCTATGCAGGATGGTCGCGGTCGTGGTCGTGGTCGCGGTCGCGGTCGCGGCCCCTATGAACGCCGCAAGCTTGCAGAGCGCGGTCGCTCTTCTCGGCGCGACCGCGCTCCAAATCAAAGCAGAGCGCGACGCCATGGCTGCTGTGCTCCTGGCCATCGATGAGCTGTGGCGCGAGAATCACCCGAACGGCCCTGGTGACCCCAATCCGTACGTGCGTATGTCAGCCGACAAGCGAATGATCTGGAGTGACCTGCGGGCCGCCCTCTCCGCGGCCGGTGTGCCACTGTATTCCGAGAGGCTGCCAGAATCCGCAGACACCAACGCTCTTCGCGACGAACTCATTTCCATCATCCGGAGTCAATGCCCTTGAAAATCGCTCTAATCGTTGTCTTCTTTCTGTGCGCCCTTGTGGTCGTCTTCATCCTCGCGTTCGGGATCTACTGCGCGAAGTGCTCGTACATGGAATGGCGCGAACGCCGTGACATGCACATCCGCAACAAGAACATCAACCGTTACAACATGGGTGCCTTTCGCGGCACCAAGGACAGGTTCTGATGAAAATCGCACTGTATAAGGCAGTCGGCGGTGGTTACTTCATGGTGTGGGACGTGAGCATGGGCGGCGGGAGCGGCATCGTTGAAGGCTACGTCCGCACCAGCGAATGGATCGACGTGGAATTCTCGCCGCGTGAGAGCAAGGAGTCGATCGCGGAAGAGGTGCACCAACTCGACGTGAAGGCGGACGAGATACGCGCCACCATGGGCCGCCAGCTCATCGCGATCGAGACCGCGAAAGCGAACCTGCTCGCGATCAGCGATCAGCGCAGCAGCGTGGCCGAAGAGGTCGAGGGCCCGAACGAGTACGTGCCATGAACGCCTGCGTGGCCTTTGCAGGATGGTCGTGGTCGCGGTCGCGGTCGCGGTCGGGGTCGTGGTCGCGGTCGTGGTCGCGGTCGCGGTCGTGGTCGCGGTCGGGGTCGTGGTCGTGGTCGCGGTCGTGGTCGGGGTGGTCGCGGTCGTGGTCGCGGTCGGGGTCGTGGTCGTGGTCGCCATGAACGCCTGCGTCAAAACCGGCGCCATTGTCCACATGCTCGCACATGACCTGGTATTCCATGCCGATCTGTATTTGGTCGGCGGCGCCATGGTCGTTCGCGCCAACGGCCCACTCAAGCGCGACAGCAACTGCTGGCCATCGACGGCCGCGTTCTGCCAGGACCACAAGCCCACCTACGAATTGCACGACCGGCCGTCGGCCGGTTTCTGGCGCGAGGACCTAGGCATCTTCGTGGTTCCCGCCGATCAACTCAAGGAGTTACCATGACCACCGCCGACCAGTACCACGCCGATCCTGCGCCCACAGCGTCGCTCTCATCGAGCATCGCGAACATCCTGCTCACCGAGTCGCCAAAGCACGCATGGCTCGCGCATCCACGGCTGAATCCCAAATACGTGCGCGAGACCGATTCGCGCTTCGACCTGGGGTCCGCCGCGCACATGATGCTGCTGGAACGGCGCTCAGATGCGATCGTGCGCGTCGCGGCGGACGATTGGCGCACGAAAGCCGCAAAAGAAGCGCGCGACGCCGCGCAGGCCGAAGGCAAATACGCCGTACTTGAGCGCCAGTATGATGACATCGTGGCGATGTGCACGGTGGCCCGCGAGTTCGTCGCTGCAAGTGAGTTGGGCGACATCCTTGTCACGGGCGAACCCGAGCAGACCCTCATCTGGCAGGAGGGCGTGACGCACTTTCGCTGCCGCCCGGACATGCTGTCCCAGGACCGGCGCGTCGTGCTCGACTATAAGTCGACGGGCAGCGCATCGCCCGAAGCGTTCTCGAAGCAGATCGGCCGCATGAACTACGATCTGCAGGCGGAGTTCTATGTGCGTGGCATCGAGGCGGCGACAGGTATCGCGCCCGTATTCGTGTTCTTGGCGCAGGAAATCACGCCGCCCTACGCGTGCTCCCTGACGTCGCTGTCGAATGCCTACCGCGCCATCGGCCAAGCGAAGGTTCAGCACGCTCGGTCGATCTGGGAGCGCTGCATGCGCGATAACGACTGGCCGGCGTACGACAATCAGATCCACTACGTCGAGCCGCCGCCATGGCAGTTGAACGAATTAGAGCGGGATTTACTGTGAGCCGGCGCACTCATTTCGTGTGCACTGTCGACGGATGTGGACTGCCGCATGACGCGAAGGGCCTTTGCCACTCTCATTACAAACGATGGAAACTTCACGGCGATCCATTGGTGGTAAAAGCTGTTCCGCGTGGCAGCGCCCGCATAGACAAGCGTTCCGGGTATCGGATTTTTAACAAGACTCCTGAGCATAGGCAGGTAGCAGAAAAGGCTCTGGGCCACCCTTTGCCTCCTGGCGCGATCATTCACCACGCTGATGAAGACAGGAAAAATAATGATCCCAGCAACTTGGTAGTTTGCCCGGACAACAAATATCACCGCCTGATACATCAGAGGCTAAATTCTTTCAAAGCAAGTGGACACTACGACTGGAGGAAATGCCCATATTGCAAGCGCTACGATGATCCTGAAAACATGAAGAAAGAAAGGACGGGGTACGAACCTCGCTTCGTTCACGCGCTGTGTAGAAACTTGCTACAAAAAACCATGCGGAACACACGCCATGTTTCAGTTTAAAAGAGCTGTCAGAGAGAATGTAGGTTTACTAATTGGTTTGTGCGGTGGCACTGGCGCTGGCAAGACGTTTTCCGCTATGCGCTTAGCCTCTGGTATCGCCGCAGAAAAACCGTTTGCCGTGATCGACACAGAGGCCGGTAGAGCAAAGCATTATTCTGATCAATTTTTGTTTGATCACGGTGACTTAAAGCCGCCGTTCTCCCCGCAGGCATACGCCGAAGCGATACTCGCGGCTGACGAGGCGAAATATCCTGTGATAGTGGTTGACTCAACTTCTCTAGAATGGAGCGGCGAAGGTGGAGTGCTCGAGATGCACGAGGCCGAACTCGACCGCATGGCGGGGGACGACTGGAAGAAGCGCGAGGCCTGCAAAATGGCGGCGTGGATCAAGCCCAAGACGCAGCACAAGAGGATGGTGCAACGATTGCTGCAGGTGCGTGCCCATTTGATCCTGTGCTTTCGCGCCGAAGAGAAGGTGGAAATGGTGCGCGACGAGGAAACTAAAAAGATGGTAATCGTGCCAAAGAAGTCGCTCACCGGCATCAACGGCTGGATCCCGGTCTGCGAGAAGAGCCTACCCTTCGAATTGACAGCATCGTTCTTGCTCACCGCCGACGCACCCGGCATGCCGAAGCCCATCAAACTGCAAGAGCAGCATCGTGTGATGTTCCCGCTCGATAAGCCGATCAACGAGGAGTCCGGCAAGCGAGTCGCGCAGTGGGCGTCCGGCGTGAAGGCGTCACCGATCAGCGACGCCGCCCTCGACACTCTGTGCATGACGATGGACGTCAAGGAGACCAAAGCGCTCGAAACCGCGTTCGGTAAGGCCTACCGCCAGGCCAAGGCCGCTCAAGACGAGCGAGCTATGAAGAAGCTCGAGGCGGTGTACAAAGGCCAGAAGGAAGCGATTGCGCTCGGCGATGCATGACCAGATCAGGACGGGGAATAGAAGGAAATGCAAATGGTTAACCGTTACAAAATCCCGATGCTCGACGATCCGTTTGACCTTCCTCTCGGCATTCGCAAAGTCGGGACTGAGGTGGTACTGGCATCCGATTACGACAAACTTGAGCGGGCAGTGAGTTTGTTCGTCAAGCAATGGAATGCTTGCGGGCCTAACGGCGATTTCGGACGATATTTTCAGAACGTCAAAGATGCTGTTGATGCGGCGATCGGCTCCGTTTCGATAAAAGAAGCGAATGCAACCGTTAGCGATTGATTTGTTCTGCGGTCTTGGCGGATGGACTGAGGGCCTTTTGGCCGAGGGGTACTACGTGGTCGGATTCGATAACACACAGCACGTCTACGGGGAGCATCGCTATCCCGCGCAGCTTGTCATTCAGGACGTGCTGACGCTTCATGGTAGCCAGTTCAAAGATGCCGCCCTGATCGTGGCCTCGCCGCCCTGCCAGGCCTACAGCTACCGCGCTATGCCATGGAAGCGGGCCAAGGCGCTCCCGCCGCCGGATAACTCGCTGTTCGAGGCATGCTTTCGGATTCAGCGGGAGGCTATTGAGGCGGCGGGGCATTTCATCCCGCTTGTGGTGGAGAACGTCCGCGGAGCAATCCCCTGGGTGGGCCGCTCGAGGTGGAACTATGGAAGTTTTCACCTGTGGGGCGATGTGCCAGCGCTCATGCCAATGACAAAGCAGGTCACGAAGAACGATGGTGGCTCGGGGTTCGCGGTATCCCACAATAACGTCCCGTACTCCCGAGGCGATGCGATCAAAGTCACTGGCCACCTGAACAAGCGAAACGGCCACCGTAGTACCGCGCATCTAACGAATCCCGTCGAGCACATCAAATGCGGCGGTGACTGGTTTGGACCTGGTGAGAACTCCAGCGCCATGCGCCACCAGAGCTCCCGCTCACCAAAGCGAAAGATGGCATCGGCCATGATCGCGAAGATACCTGAGCCGCTGGCTCGCCACATCGCACGTGTCTATTACCCGGATGCGTTCGCTCATGCAAAGGAATTTGACCAATGATGTGGACCGGATGCGCCTTGCAGTAAGTGCCCGAGATTACGCCAACGACATGATCGACAGGGAGCGTGCCCGCGTGCAGGCGCTCGCCGCCGAGCTTGCCGAAGTGAAAGCCGACCGCAAGCTATCCGAGGATGCGCGGCAGATCGAAGCGAAGCAGATTCGAGAGGCATGGGCTCGCATTCGTGCGTTGGAGGCGGCGCTGGGCGAATACGGGAGCCACACTCGAAGCTGCCAGAAGATGGCATTCGCATGGACCAGTGATTGCGACTGCGGATTCCAAGAAGTTAAGGATTTACTCAAGAACACGTCCCCCAGTGGAGCAATCCGCCCACAATCGGAAACGGAAGATGGGTATAAGCCAGAAGCTGTTGAGCGAATCTTGGCAGCAAAAAACGCGCCACGCGATCCCAGCGCGCCGACTGACCCCAAGGAGTTCTTGAAGTGGCTGCATGGTGACTCACAGTCCGAACCGCGGGGTGAGTGTTCCGGCTGCAACGGGCGCGGTGAAGTGGCGGGGCATGATCCCGATGGGTCGTGGGATACGCGCGAGTGTCCGCACTGCAAGGGGTCGGGGAAGGAAACGGATGGGTTATGAGTGACTACAGGCACCGATTGGTATGAAGGACCATCAGCGGGACGCGCATTCCGCATCGAAAACCAAAGGAGATGTTTAGAGGAAACCGACCTGATCGATTTCCCAAGCCTGCGGCGTCACGCCCTGTTGTTGCACGATGAATTTATAGATCCACCCTGACACGCTGTAATCCGCCAACGGAATCGTATATACGTTCCACTGGCCAGCGGCCATCGTCGCAGGACCGTACTTGGCTTGCGAGATGTTCAGCATGGCGCCGAAAGGAATATCGTCCGCGGTACCTTGCGCTTGGAAGAATTGCATCTGCGCAAGTGCACCCGCGACGCTCGGCTTGATCGCAATCGTGAAATGCGTGAAGCCGCTCAGATTGAAGTTCACGCCATTGGAAGCGGGACCGGCCGAATTGGTTTTGGGGTACGGTAGCCAATACTCGAACGCTTGAGTGCCCGGCATGCCAATGACCGGCCCCGAGCCGCTGACCCCTGCGCCAGCCTGCGCGTAGTTGAACGGAACCGAATTCCAGTCGCCCTGCCACGAAAACTTGCCGCTCATATACACCGGCGACTTGATGGCGTTCGAAGTGACAGGCGGTGTGGGCGGAGTCACGACAACGGCGGGCCCCTGGAGTGTGACCGGCTTGCCGGCGTTCAGGAGGGCGAGGTCGGCAGCGGAAATCGAAATGGTCATGGGCGTGAGCCTCTACGGCGCGAGTGAAGCCACCGTAATGCCGATGGTCGGCTGATACTTAGGCGGTGGGGGCAGGCGGGCGAGAATCCGCTCGAGCAGGTGGATTTCCCGCTCGAGCAGCCGCTCGATGCGCCATTGGGTGCGCCGGTCCTCCGGCCACCCTTGATTGGCTACGACGGCGTCGTCGATCAGGTTCATCAGACTTTGCGCAGGCTCGCAGCCGCAGCAACCGCGGCGGTGACCGGCGTCACGCTGATGGCAGTCGTCGGCAGGAACGCAGGCGGCGTACCGGCTTCCGTGAAGGCCTGGCTGATGGGCGCACCCAGGGTCGCACCATTGATGTCGAGGTCGGTGGCAACGACTGTGCCGGCGCCGACATTGACGCTGGTCGAGAAGGCCCAGGCGGTCGGGGTTTCGACGCCGGTCAGAAGCACCGCCGCCTGCGCAACGCCGCTCGAATCGGTGACAACGACGCTGGTCGAGGCGAAGGCCGCAGCGGTCGGAGTGGGAGTACTCGCGCCTTTGGTGATGGCGACGGTAACGGGGATCAAAGTGGCTGACATGGAAAGCTCCAAAAAAGGGTGGATTCGATCAGATCGAAGTAAACGCCTGATTTATGACAAATACAATCAGAAGTTGCCGCTACTTGCCGGCAGCGGCAGCGGTGGCTATTGCCGAGGCGAACACAGCCCGGTCCAGGCCGTATTTGTTAAAAATCGCGGTGATCGTCGCCGCCGGCACGATGCCATTGGTGCCCTGCGCCGCCGTGATCGCGTTCACGATTTCGGGCGCGGCTTGCAGCAGTCCCATCAGCAATTCCAATACTTGGGCTACGGGCATTACGGCGTACTCACGGGTGCAAGGCAGGTATCGATCGAGGCTTTCGCCTGGGCCGCGCTCAGGCAGGCCTGGACGGTCGTTAAGGTCGCGGTGGCCGCCACGATCTGGCTGGTGGCGCTCGCCGTGTTGCCGCCCGCGTAGGCGGTATTAGCGAGGCTCAGGGCGGTGTTGACCCCATCGGTGATGGTCAGCACCTTCTTTGCCTGCGCGCTCGTGATGGCGCCTGAGTTCAGGGTAGCGGTGGCCGCCAGCACAATGGCGTCGTCGGCCGCCTCGGCGGTGCTCAGCAGCTGGCTAAAGGTGGGTGCGCCGCTCGTACTCGCGCAGCTGCCAATCCAGCCGCTGGCGACGAGCACAATACCAATGCGGCAGATCGTGATTTTTTTCATGGTCATTTTCATTTCCCCCACGGCTTGCCGGGTATTGGGATGGAAGCGGGCGCGGCGGCCTGCACAGGCGCCGGCTCCGGCTCCGGTGCAATCGAGACGGACCGCTGCACATCGGCGGCAGCGACGGCCGCGATCGTCGCCGGATGGGCTTCGGCGCTGCCCTTGGTGAGCGTAAGGGGCTGCAGCTTTGACACAGCGCGATAAGCGATACCGATGATCGGCGCGAGAAAGGCAATGGTGCCGAACACGGCCGTCACGGTCGCCTGGATCTTATCGAGACTCGTCAGGCCAAAGGTCGAGGCGATCTTCGGGAAGATGGCGACCAAGGCGGAGACCGCGGTGACAACCTGGGCGATCTGGACGGACGAGGTGTACCAAGGAGCCGCCGCGCCAGGCAACGTGATGGGGTCGGTAATGGGTGTCGGTACGCTCATGTTTTCATCTCTTTGTCATGCTCGCTCTTCACACCTTTGGCAAAACTCGCCTCGCGCACCTCTTGAATGAAGGCTTCCATTTTGCCATCGGTGGACTCTTGCACCCGGACGATCTTACGCGAATTGCGCAGCGAGACAAGCACACCGCCGATCGACGTGATCAGGGTCGCAAGCGCGGTGATGAACACGGCCAATCCCGCGAGATTGCTCATGGCAGCAGCGCGGCCTCTGCCTGCCGGCGCAGCCGTAGCCCCGGAATGACGACGCCGTTGCTATGGTCCCACTTGAGGATTTCGACTTTCGCGGCCGGCCAATTATCCGCGTTCACGAGCGTACAGAGAGTGCTCGTCCGGTAATTTCCGGAGCCTAAGTTGAAGACGAAATCGGTGAGCGCCGCGAGGGCGCCCGGATCGATGATCGCCGGGGAATAGCGCAGCAGGAGCGCCTGCGCTTCGGCAATATCATGCACGCGCGCCTCGTCGGCCTGCACTTGAGTCCAGATGAGCCCCGCATATACCTCTTTGCCTGTGTGGCCCCAGCCAATAGTCCAGACGCCCGCGCCGTCCTGATAGGCGGTGAGGCGACAACCTTCGAATTGACGGACGAGGTCGGTGGCGTTCATTTAGACGGGCAAATTTCGGGACGGATAGCTGTAATCACGCTCGTCGTAACCTTCGCGCATGACTTTGACACTTGCTTCATCCCAATAACAGTTCTGACTCTGGTTAGTGATAACTCGTAGGTTGAACTGCGTCACCCCGGCCGGCAGGTAGCCGCCGATCTTGAGCAGCCGCGCACCTCCGCCAGGGTGCTGAACAACAGTAGAAAACAGCGCGCCCCCGTTATAGAAAGCGGTGATGGCCGCATTGCCAGGAGCAAGCGAATAGCCCACCACAGAGATTTCGAACCAGCAATCTTGTGCGTAGGAAAGGCCGCCCGTGATGAGTACACCGTCGCCGCTCGCGCTCGCGGCCGAACCGCCCGCGAGCGCGAGCGCGCCCGGGCTGAATAGAGCGGCGCCCGCCGTGGTAAAGTATGTTGCAGATGCACCCGTTGGAAGCGTGTATTGCCAGCTCGTGCCCGATCCGGTCGATGCGTCCCACGAGGGGTTGGCGAGCAATTCAATCGAGGTTTGCATGTTGCCGTTGTTGATGACGTTTTGACCGTTAGCCAAATAGCCTGACATCGTCTTGTAACCCGTAAATCCGTAGACACCGGGCAACTGCCCGAAGCCATCAATATCGACGGTCGCGGTACACCCATTGTCAAAGAAGCAGCCGTTGTGCTGCGTACGCTGCGAGATGTACCAACCGACCGCGATGCTCGCAAGGGTCACGCCATTATTGGGCAGCGTCGCCAGTGTCACCGTTTGGCTCGATTCCGCGGTGACCATCGCGTATCCCTGAAACACCATGGAGGCATTATAGAGCGCCACTTTTGGATAATCGGCGAGCGTTCCATCAACCCAATTCGCGGTCGCAAAGTTAGGGTTCGAGGCTACCGTGATCGCGCACAGTTGACGATCATCGTAGGCCTTCGCGCGCACGCGAATCCCAATAGACCCGGCAGCGAAGTAAATCCCGTTCGTATAGCTTGAGGCCATTGCCTGCGAGCCGACCAAACGTCCGTTGTTGTAATAACGTCCGCCGTCGACCGTGACGTTGTACACCGGCACATAGGCGGCGAGCCCCGAACTCCAATTGTTATAGGCTTCGCAATCGACGTACTCGATATCGTAGGGCGACTCCGAGTTGCCGGGCGTCCCAGGCGAGGTGTTGTCCGCCGCGAGCGTGAAGCCGCCGTCGCCGTTCATCCAGGAGAGGCAGCCGATGAACTTCACAGCGTAGCTACCCTGGTTCACGTTCATGCCATCGCGCCCGTTCTGTAGGGCCTCGCAGTTGACGAACCCGATGTGGTGCGAGCGGAAGCGCATGGCGAAACCGAACGCGGCAAACGTATTGGTCGCGAGCGTCTGCTGGAATCCGTACCCGTTGTAATTGAAGGTGCAGTTCGTGAACTTCAGGTAGCTCGAGGTGACGAACTGCGCGCCCAGATTGCAGTTCGAATCAAAGTGGCAGTTGACGAACCGGCCTTTGGACACGGAGGACAGCTGCAGCCCGACGAGCGGACTTGCGGTCAGGCTCACGCTGTCGAGCAGCACGTCACTGCCCGAAAGGCTCAAGAGTTGTCCGGTTGGCTGGGCGGAGAAGGCGAACTGGTTGCCGTTGATCGTGAGCTCGTAGCATCGAAAGCCTGTACCCGTGACACTCACGTGGCTGCTGGAAGACCATGAGTTTGCCTTCACCAAGATCGTGGACCACATGGTCCAAGTAAAATTGGCAACTGTGATCGCATTGAGGGGCGAACACAGGAAGGTGAGAAACGACGGCCAGAAGGACGTGGGATTGGTACTCGCGTTCACCACAGCGACCCACCGATTCAGGGCCGCCGTGTCGTCGGTCACTCCATCCCCGATCGCGCCATAGCGGCGAGGATCCAGGAAATCTGAATTGATGGCGTAATTGCTCGGCGTGACGCTGGCCGCTATTTCCGCTGCGGTCCGTGGATAGATGACAGGACCTATACCCGCCTGAGTCAGTAGTTCGTTGAGGAGCGCAACGGTCGAGGGTGTGAGAATTTGCCAGGCCGTGCCGTTGTACATGAGCTCGATCGGCTGCGCCTGAATCTCAGTCCCAGTGAGTGCAGCACCCAACGGATTGACGATCGACACTGCGCCCGTGCCGGCGAAATTAAGTGTCGAGGGCCCCGTACTCGGATGCGTTGGGATGAATCTGACAGGAATCCCCGCCACCAGCGTTGGGGCCACTGCCGGTTGCGGCTGCAATGTTGCGAGTGCCACCACATACGCATTGGCAGCGCCGGAGTCGACACCAAAGAACGCGGCCTTCGAATAGAGTTCTGTGGAATTCGTATTGAACGCATTCCAGGGCACCTGGCCGCGCGCACCCGTGCCATCGCCCGTAACGGTTCCTACGAAGACAACCTGCTGGGTCATGGGACGGGCTTCGGCACGTTGGGCTGATTGATGACGGTAAATCCTGAGACGGTGATCGTCACTTGTGTTTGCTGCGTAAACTGCGTGCCCGCCGCGATCGACTGCGAAATCACGTATTGCGGCAACACGGTCGAGGACAGCACCCAGGTGGGCGGTGCAATCAAAAATCCCGCCTGCAACAAGATCAGCTGCGCATCGTAGTAGAAGCGTCCCACCACATTCGGCACCGTGATGGTCGTCGGAGTAGGTGCAGGTCCCAGCGAAATGACGAGGGGAACGTACGATCCGGGAACGGCTGATAGCAGCAGAGGCACATAGCCCGTGATCACAAATCCTTCTGGTACCAGCGCGTCATAGACGTAGGTGAGCTGTCCCACATTGGCGCCCGCAGTCGCAAAGGCGGTAACGGCGGCAGCAAGAGTGGTCGGCTCGTAGCCGTCGGCGGTCCAACCGTAGAAGCCGTCAGCGGTCCACTGATTAAATCCGTCAGCGGTCCATTCAGGGTTCGTGTTAAGGGGAGCGGCGGGCATCCTATGACATCCTCGCCCAGAACATCGTGCCGCCATTGTTCATGGCGATCAGGAAGGCGTTAGTGTTGGCCGCAACGGTCGTGGTGAGTGTCAGCGTGCCGTTGTAGTTGATGTTCTGCGCGGCCGATGAGACCACGACCGCATTGGCTTGGGGGTTTGCGATGCGAACCTCCCAGCCCACCATATTGGTGTTCAGCGCCGGCAGCGTCAGCGTCCCGCCCGCGGCGGTCGTGAAGGCCATGTTGTTGCCGTTGCCCACGGCGATGGTAGCGCCCGTTGCGATGGATCCCGTGTTAAGAGCTATCGGGAAATTCCACACCAGTGTGTTGAAAAAGTTCCCGCTTGCGGTGAGGTCGGGCCCCTGGCCGCGGATCGACAGTTGCCCAAAGCCGGAGACGCCGTTCGAGGTAAAACCAATGCCCTGGTAATTGGCATTGAAGATCGTCGGCGCCGCGCCATACATCTGCACGCGCTGGGCAGTCGAGTCGAAGTCGCACACCACACCAACGTTCTGCAGGTTGATGCGGATGCCCTGCTGACCAAATAGACCACGGATGCAAATGTCAGCGGCTGATATCGCCGAATGGGTGATTCCGGTCTCCAAGTCGAAGCCGTTCAAGCCCTGCAGGACGATGTGGGCCGTGCCACCGTTCTCAAGATCGCTCGCGCCCTTGACCGAACAGTACGTGATGACCGACCCGGCGTCCGCCGTGCCCGCCTCGAAGACTGGCCAGCCATGATGGGTGATGTTGACCGCCGTGCTGCCGGTGGCAACGAGCGCGACCGAGCCCGATGCACCGCCAATGGAGTTGGCTACCGTGATCGAGCCCGCACCGGAGGCGCCCGACACGGAGAGCACGAAATAGATTTGCGTCGCTACAAAACCATTCACGCTCGCCGAGAAGATCACCGGCATCCCGACCCCGTACTGCGTCAGATCTGTTACGCCGATCGTGCTCGAGGAAGCGCTCATCGTCGCGGCTTGGGTATTCGTCATCGTCGCACCGGAGCCGCCCAAGTCGAAGACCGAGAGATTATTCTGGTTCGAGCTTGCGCGCGCCGACAATTGCAATACGCGGCCCGAGCCTTGCGCCGTATTATCGCCGCCGGTGATCTTCGAGAAATGGGAGTTGCCCATATTCCACAAGGTTGTGCCGGACGCGGTGACCATCATCCCGTGAGCATTGAAGTAGTAACTGATCCGCTCGAACGAGCACTGCGCGATGTTCTCCATCCACATGCCCCAGGCGGTACAGTTTTGGATGAACAGGTTGTGGAAGTAACCGTACTCGCAGCCGCCCTGGTACAGCGCACCACACTTGATGCCGTAGCTGCCGTTGGAGAGCCCCATGTTGGATACTTCTGGGCAATTGATCCACGAGTTAAGGAGTTGCGCCTGGGTCGTGTACGGAACGCCTAAATCGGTGGAATTGGCGGCGAACAGCGGGAAGGTGCCATTGCCTTGGATGATCGTTCCGCCGGTGAGCACCGGCGAGCCAGAATTAGACAGGTTATAGCCGCAGCCGTTGTAGGTCACGCCACTCAAGAGCGGTAGCGATTGCGTGAGCGTGAGCGTCCCCGGAGGAAGCTGCACGATCGCACCGCCCACGACAGATGCGGCTTGAGCTGCGGCAATCACCGCCGCGGTCGTCATGGAGGTCGGGATGAAAAATATCTGCGAAAGCGCGTCATCGAACATGATTGGCGATGACTGCCAGGTGAGACCATTCGAGTACTGCACGCCCAGATCGCTCGTCGCCGCAGGCGTGCCGATGGGGTACGCGGAAGCAGCCGGCAGGTTCGCGGAAGAATACGAGCCCTGCAGGGGCATCGGGTACGCGAGACTTTGGGCGAGAGTCATTTACTGACCTAACTCATATCCACGCCGAAAACATACACGTCCGCCGTGCAGGCGGCGGTGGATCCGGTGGTGAGCGAGAGGATCAAGTTTGTGGTTCCAAGCGTCGCCGTGAGGGCAATGACCGCGGGCAC